ATTTGACCCGGCAATTGTGCCATGGTTTATCAAGAAGATCCCTCTTCCTGAGCGACCCAGTTACATATTCGACATGATTTATGGTCCAGGCCGTTATTACATTTGCACTGATTACACATCCTACGAATCTTCATTCACAAGAACAAAACAATTTGACTGTGAGAGAGTACTATATCAGGAAATGTTACGCAATCATCACGACAAACACTTATTCATGGAACTGTATGACAATGCATTAATTGGCACTAACAGGATTGATTTCAAGTGGTTCACTGTCCAGGTTGAAGCGAAACGTATGAGCGGAGAGATGAACACATCCTTAGGGAATGGGTTCTCTAACCTGATGTTCTTTCTATATGTTTGCCAAAAGATTGGGATTCGCTCCCCAGCTGGCGTGGTTGAAGGTGATGATGGCCTTTTTTCATTCGATACCAATGTGGACCCCCGTGCGATGACCAAGCGCATGAAGGATGAGTTCGTTAAGTTGGGTTTGGATATTAAAATTGACTATCACTGGAAACTGAGCCATGCTTCTTTTTGTGGCATGATATTTGACGAAATTGAAAAGTCCATCATTGGAAATCCTTTGAAGGTGATGGCAAGTGTGGGTTGGACCACGGCGAAGTATTTATCCGCCCGCCCTACAATCAAGAACATGTTATTGCGAAGTAAAGCTTTGTCAATGGCGTACCAGTATCCACGGTGCCCAATGATCACAGCCCTTGCGCGCGCGTTGTTGCGATTAACGAAGAAGTGCGATGTACTTACGTTTCTCGACAAACATGGACGCAACTTTCTTGATTTGTACCACTTGGATGTTGTTAAAAACGCAGCAAGGTTAGACCATTCTGGCCGACTGATCTTAGGAGAAGTCGGCGTTCGGACACGCATATTATTTGAGGAGATTTACTCAATTAGTGTGTTCGAGCAGTTGGAACTTGAAAGGTATTTTGATTCGCTCACCGATCTTAGTGAGCTTGATCATCCTGTACTTTTTCAAATGTTCCCCCAGAGGTGGAAGGATTTTGACCAAAACTACGTTGATTATGTGAACCCTCGCGATCCAAATCGGGAGTACCCTGGACATTGGTACAAACCGTTGAGGCCGTTCATAACTCGCGACGACATCGACAGCTGATAGGAGCTTATCCTATCATGGCAACAGGCGAAAGCCGGTGGAATTACGACCACCCCAATGTGAGTACAGTGTGTTGCGGCCACACTGCCGACTAAGAGAATCGGACGC